CCATGCCAGCCCGAAAAGCAAGACCGGCGCGCTGGAAAGCCGGGCCGGGTGGAAGGGGCTGTGCCGCAAGGGCGAGACCTTGCTGATCGTGCTGGTGGGCTGCCAACTGGATGCCGTGATGGGCTCCACCTTTGTGCGGGATGCCGTTGTGATCGGCTTTATCTGCAATGAGACCATTTCCATCATCGAAAACGCGGGCTTGATGGGGCTGCCCATTCCGGCAGTGATCACCAAGGCCGTGGACATTTTAAAGCAGCGCTCGGAAACCGAGCAGAAAGGATAAGCTCTTATGAACGAATTTCTGAAAGTCGCACTCACTGCCTGCATCCCCGCAATGACCGTCATTTTCGGCTGGGGCCTGAACAAGGGTGTCAGCATTGCCAACGGTTACATCAACAACAAGTTCGCACAGAACTGTCTCCAGAATGCCGCCAATGCGGTGTTCAACGCCGTCCAGTACGTCAACCAGACCTACGTTGATGCCCTGAAGGAACAGGACAAGTTCGATGAGGCTGCCCAGCGCATCGCCTACAGCCGCGCACTGGCCGCAGCGAAGAAGGCTCTGACGCAGGAGACCATCAAGTTCATCAAGGAGACCTTTGGCGACCTCGACAGCTACCTGAAACCGATGATCGAAGCGCAGGTCCGCAGCCAGAAGACCTATATGTGATGTTTTCGTGGCATCACGAAAATATTAACGCCAACAAGATCATAGTATAGCAACAGCCCCGGTGAGCCTGACGGTTCCTCGGGGCTGTTTTTGTTTGCACGGCTTATTTCGACGCTTTACGACGGATATCGACGTAATTAGTACATTTCTGCCATCTTTCGGTTAAAGTTGACCCGAAAGGATGTGCAAATTATGACTACCACCGAATTATCCGCCCAAATCAATGATTTGTTGCGCCCGATGAGCATCACCCGCAACATGCGGGCTTACCGCATCTTGCAAGATGCCCTCTCCTTGATCTGTGAGCAGGAAGACAGGCTGGAAGCCGCGCAGAAAGACATGTACGAGCCACTGGCTGAGCAGTATCATTGCTACTGGACAGCGATCCAGAGCGTCATCCGCAGGGCAGCGCAGACCGCCTGGAGCACAACCCCAGCCTATGTGCAGCAACTGGCGGGCTACCCTCTGACCGGTGTGCCATCTGCGGTGCAGTTTTTAGAAATGCTGTACAATGCACTGGTGAGGATGTAAACACATTTTTCCATATGAAAAATGCCCCTGCGCCAGAGTTTCAAACAGTGCAAGGGCGTTTTCTCTATATGATTTTGAAAATCAAGTGGGTTGCAAAACGGGTTACAAAAAAGAAAAGAACGTCGATTTTTAACGAATCAACGTTCTTTTTATTGGTGGAGGCGATGGGAGTCGAACCCATGTCCGAAAAGAGCTCAGTGCAGGTGTCTCCGGGTGCAGGCGATCTACAACATTCCCGCCGCGCCACGCCGATCGTCAGGCTAGCGCTTTGGTAGCTTCATGAGTTCCTGCCGGTCCGCAAAGCTTAGGTCCGTTCAGGTGCTGTGTCTAAAGGACGCCCCGACCCCACACGACACAAGAGTGGGCGGAACGCGCAGCACTCAGGCTGCGAGCAACTGATAATTATTGTTGTCAGTTAATTTTTTGGAGGAGTTTAAAGCAGGTCCCCCACTGCTACCCGCTGCCCAGGCCTCGCTCCCCCCGTCGAAACCTTTACGCCCCCATAAAACACACCTTGCGGTGTGGGTAAGCTTTGAAGTTTCCGGGCAGGAATGCTGCCTGAAATCAATAGTAAACGCCGTTGGATTTAACGGCCCGGTCGATGGAGCGCTTGGCATCGCGCTTGGCGGCATCTGCGCGCTTATCATAGAGCTTTTTGCCCTTGCACAGGCCTAGCTCCATTTTGACGCGGCCATGCTTGAAGTAGAGCGAAAGCGGCACAAGAGTGTAACCCTGCAGCTTGCACTGCTGGTGCAGCCGTCGGATCTCATTCTTGTGGGCCAGCAGCCGCCGCACCCGCATGGGGTCCTGATTGAAGATGTTGCCGTGGTCGTAGGGAGTGATGTGCATTCCCTTGACCAGCAGCTCGCCGTCCTCAATATCGACCCAGCTGTCTTTCAGGTTCACGCCGCCGGCACGCAGGCTCTTGACCTCGGTGCCTTTCAGCTCAACGCCGGTCTCCAGCGCTTCCAGAACGAAGTACTCGTGGCGCGCTTCCCGGTTTGTGGCAATCGTCTTGGTTGCCGGACGCTCTTTGGTCGGTGCCATTCCGCGCGCCTCCTTTCTATCGCTTTGGTATCGTTACGTTAGTATATCATATTTTTGTGGATTTTCAAGGTCACTTTTTGAAGAAACTGTAAATCTTTCCCACAAAAAGCGCCTTACAGCTTTTTATAGCCCGTCGGTTCGTCCGCTGCACACCGCCGCTCCATCAGGTAGGTGTCCAGCCAGCGGCCGTGGCAGTCCCGGGCAATGCGCTCCCGGCGGCCCACCACGCGGAAGCCGCATTTCAGATGCAGGCCCCGGGAGGGGGCGTTGTCCTGCAGTACCGTGGACTGCAGCGTCCAGTACCCGGCCTGTTCGGCCTCACGGCAGAGCGCTGTGAGCAGATGATAGCCCAGCCCCTTGCCCCGGAATTTCTCCCCGACATAGATGCTCACCTCGGCCACGCCGCGGTAGCACCAGCGGGGGTCTACCCGATGCAGGGCTGCCCAGCCGGCTACGACCCCATCGTCCAGCACCACCAGCCGGCATTCCCTGGTATGGGATGCGTCCCAGGCGGTGTAGGGCGGGCAGTTGGTCTGGAAGGTGGCGTGCTCGGTGGCAATGCCCTCCAGATATATTTTGGACACGGCAGTCCAATCCTCCGGCATCATGGGCCGGACTGTGATCTCACTCATATTTCCTATTCTGACCGGAGCCGCAGTGCTCCGGTTTCCCCTCATTGCGTGTGCAATATCTCTTTTCAGTATAGCAGAATCTGCCGCAAATCACAATGGAAACCTGTTCACCTCAGACCGGGCAGAGTGTCCGGAATCTGAATACCCGGCCCCCGGAAGCGCGGAGATCACAACGCATGGATTTTGTGGGCAGATTTGTTTTGACAATACCGGCGGGTGTGATACAATAGAAAAAAACCAACCGGTGCCGCCTGTGCAGTCTCATATTATAGTCCTCTGTGTGGGAAAATGCAATCAGGGCGGTGCCGGGGGAAAGGAACGGAACATGAAACAGGCAAAACGAATCGTTGCGATGGTGCTGTGTCTGCTGGCTCTGCTGGCCCTGCCCGCCGGTGCCGTGATGGAAAAGGGAGAGCCCAACATCACGGCTCAGACCACCATGAAGGAAGTGCGCAGCAACCCGGGCATCAAGAACTCCGGCTTCTACACCTACTCGCAGGATAAGGACTGCCCGCCGGGTCAGGCCCTGTGGGAGATGACCACTGTGGAGGGCTACA